GGAGCGCCTTGGTATTCACCATGGTAAGCCCAAGTTTGGACGATCTATGTATCCTAAGAGCGCGATGTATACCTTTAATGGGTCTTGCAATCTCCCACCCTCTATGCTAGAGTGGGCTGCGCAAGATTACCTTTCAATGTTCAAGTTGCTACCACGTTATCTATTGGAAGACTTGTGTCCATTGACTCGTGAGGAGATCTTGAATGGCAAGGATGGCGTAAGGTACATCGATGCGCTCAATTTTCTCACTTCAATGGGGGAGGGTTTCCCTGGAGGTAAGAAAGCTTGGGTAATAGAGTACTTGGATTCTTTATCCGGACACATACGCAAGGAATTCTTGCAGGAAGTGTGGGATGAGGTGGATAAGGCCCTGGCAGCTTTGGAGGCGGGGAAAAGAGTCCCTTTCATTTTCAGGGCCACTCCTAAAGATGAAGCAACCCCAATCACCAAAGACAAAGTGAGGATCTTTATGGTAGGACAAATTACGTGCATTCTTCTCGTTCGCAAGTACTTCACTCCCGTGTGTCGTCTTATTCAGATGACTACGGGAATTAGCGAGTGTGCCGTAGGAATTAATGCCACATCTGTTGATTGGGAGCATGTGCAGCAACATTTGGATCGTTTCAGTAATGTCTTTGATGGAGACCATTCTAAGTACGATCTTGTCAAGAATGCTGCTACTAGCGCTGCTTCTTATAAAATCATGATAGAGCTTGCCGCCATGGGTAACTATACCGCACAGGATTTGACCATTATGACTATGCTTGTCAATGACCTTGTATATCCATTGACTAGTTATGCTGGCCTGTTGTACCAACTTGATGGTTCTACTCCAAGTGGTATTCCAGTTACAGTTATTGTCAATGGTTTGGATAACTCTCTTATGAATAGGTGTGCTTTCTTGTATGCTTATCCGCGATCGAAAGTGGGTGACTTTCGGAAGTACGTCTCCCACATCAATTATGGAGATGATTTCATAAATGCTGTCTCTTTTTGGAGAAGGCGTTTTAATTTTATCACCATGCGAGACTTTCTAGCGTCCTATGGGTTGAAAATTACCCCAGGAGTCAAGGATGCGGAAGGAAGGAAATTTGTGGATCGCAATAAGATAGTTTTCCTTAAACGACATAGCGTGAAGTTGCCGGAACTTGATTATAGAGTGGGTGCTTTGGAATATGCATCCATCTTCAAGTCATTGGAGACCGTCCTGTACAGCAAGAATTTGTCCTCCGAACAAGCTTTAGCAGTCAATATTGACGG